TCAATAAAATTCACAGTATGACGATCTCCCGTTCTAAGGCTGATTCTTTTTTGATACAGTGCATAAGAATCATCAGCGAGTGAAACTCCGTCCTGAACTGAAATTGATTCCCTAAATTCATGAATTGGCATTACTTCTTCCCTCCTGCAATCTTGTGAGCAGCCTTAACAGCCGCCTTGAATCCGCCTTTCTTCCATTCTCCATTCTTCTTTTTGTGCTTAGATTTGACCTTCTTGAAAGCGGCTTTGTACCGGCGTTGATAGGCTGTCGTCTTGCGTTTCCTAGAACTCTGGGTTTCCACCTCAAGGACTTCTTCAGCCTCTTGAGCATCAGTGGGCATAACTTGGGTCAAAACCTCCCCTTCTTTGATGTAGATTGTAAAAGAAGGCTGCTCCTTTAGCAGGTAGGATTGATAGGCAGGTATAGCAATCATATCCATAGGAAAGACGGTTGTTTCATCCCCAATCAGTAAACCTGTCAATGCTCCGCCTATGGTCCCTACTGGACCAAGGGTAGAACCTACCGTGGCTAATTCTGAAGCCATCAGTATTTTGTCTGCAACTCGCTGTGCCTTAGACACTCAACCACCTCAGAGGTCTTGTGCCTGAGTCAATAGTTGAGTCATGTCCTTCTGTGTAATAGTGGTTGGCTCTGCAATCAACATAATGTCAACCTCAAGAGTCGCACTGTCAAATTCACTGTCTGAAGCTGAAGCATCAACAGCAACACCGACCAAAAGGTCACTTACTACGGGGTATCCCCCAGGATGATAGTCACGCATTGGGTAGTTGCCACGATAGAACCCTTCAGTCATGTAGGCACCTGTATTGATTGCAGCATCACCAACGTACCGACTGATTACATATTCCTCAATGTGGAGTACGTCGGGACTCGCGATTCCGACATCAGCGGCACTTTCATACGCGCGGCTGCTTATGAAGAACTTCCAACAGGTTTGCGAATCTGTGCCCGCTGCCGGGTTAAGATCGCTAAACAACACAGACCATATGCCTGTATTGGCTACTTCTCCGCTACCGTTGTTTGGGTCCCTGGGTTGAATAAATACATCCTTAATTAGCAATCCTTTTCTTTCGACTACATTCACATAGTCTGAAAGGTCAATTCTACCATATACAAGACTCAAATCCGCATCAGATGTTAATGTGAATTGTAGTCTATCTCTCAAAATAACGTCGCTCTTTGCCTTCGCCATGAAACAATTTAGCATACACAGGACTATAAACAAATCCCCACCGTTAACTTGAACAGGAATACTACGTGAAAGGCCGAAAAAGGGAGGCCGTGAACAGGAATATCCTCAATGTTGCCCTTTTTTCAGATAATATTATTAGTCGGGAACTTATCGTATGTGACATGAGCAGCCGAAGCCGCCACAAATCAGCAATTAGCATAACTTTAGATAACCACATCCTGGACTTTTTCTCCGGAAAAGGGAGATCGGGAAAGATAAACCACATCTTGAAACAATATCTTCAAGCGCGCCTATCCGGTGAAAAACCAATCTATGACGACACTCCCCCAAAACAGAAAGTTGCAGTCGCACTGAAGTGCATTCAAGATGAATACGGTTTTGATTCCCTTGAATCGAAATTGATTGTTCTGATTCTTGAGAGGTGGAGAGAATGATTGAATGGATAAAATGGAGCGGTGCACCATTAGAAGATAAAAAAGAATTAGTTGCATATTTGCAACAATTAATTGAGGAGGAAGAAGAATGAAATGTAAGGCATGTGATTTTAGTCAAAAAACAGGTTTGACAAATCCATTATGGATGCAGACCTGTACATGTTCGGAGGAAGAAGAATGAAGAAATTACAAGATGCAGCTGCTTGGTGTCCGCACTGTGAGAGTAGATTAAGAATCTTAGTCACTCAACCATATCGCGATAGGACCTGGAGAGTTGAATTTCATTGTCGTGAATTCTATCAAGACTGTCCTGAAGCTGGGATTGTTCTGCTTATGGAGGTTAAAGAATGAAGATTAATCACGTTATTACAAATGTGACCAATACTCCCTTTGACAATAAGCACGTCCGCGCACTAATTGACAAGTATGTCAGAAGATCGTTCGTTAAGGGGTATCAAACGCCTTGGTTGGTTGACCCATTCGCACGGGAGTCGCTCTCCTCAAAGCATGGAGATTATCGGCACCTTTCGATATCGAACGATCTCAATCCGTCAATGCCTACTGATTATCATATGGAAGCAAATGAATTCCTGGTGATGCTGTCCGAGCGCGTTAAATCCTATCGTTTCTCTTGTCAACTGTTGTTATTTGACCCGCCATATACGCTGCGGATGCTAAAAGACCACTATATCGATGAACATATGCCAATTGATGACATGATTCCATTATGGCAAACCCAAAATATGTGGGGTAAAGGCAAGGATGCAATTAACCAGGTATGCCCAATTGGAGCTTATGCCATATCCTTTGGTTATCATACTCATGGGATGGGACGCTGCAGAGGTTGGAGAAAAGAAGAGATTCTAATCTTAGAGCAAGCCGGTTCGCCGGATCGTTATGATGTCCTGGTGACCGTTGAAAAGAAAGTCCAATCTTCTCTAAGCGATTATGCCGTGGACATCGAGTCCGAGTGATGCACCTAATAGGATAGCAATTGGTTTCATAATCTTGACAAGTGTTTTCATTTCAACCAATGTCTTTTCTATTTCATCCACACGATGCTCAAGGGAATGAAATTCATCAAGCCCAATCATCATCATCACGTCATGATTTGCAGAGGCGCAACACCGGCCGCGATCTGTGTACTATCTGGGAATATTTGAATTGGGAACTCCGCCAATTCAGGCCCACTGATTACAGAAGGCAACGCATTTACTCTAATCCAATCAGGAACGGCACCTTTTGGATCTGTTGCAGGTCCACCAAACGCAGCGTCAAAGGTCACCATTGTTTTAGCGAGGTTGTAATACTCTCTTAGATTAGTAACGGTTTGGGTCTTTTCAGCAAAATTACCATCCAAATTATGCCACCAATCAGCGAGAGCATCCGCACGAAGCATTTTTTCGGGCCTAATTCCACCAGCCAACCACATCGGGAAGTTATACCCAGCTTGCAAAAGTGGGGTTGATTGCATCTGAACACCTCCTGAAAGGACTTGAATCAATTGGGCGTCTTGATATTCTTTGTAATATCCCATTGAAAACTCTACAGAATTAACGTCCACACTATCAATTGCCATGTACACGCTCATTTGTGGGTCAACAATGACTTGACCTGAATCTGCTTCGTTGTACATTATTAGAGTCAAATACAGATGGTCGGTATAGAATGTGAAGGTGGGAGATGACCCGAGGAACTGATTCGGGAACTCGTCATCAATCTGATAGTAAGTGCTTGAACCAGGACGAATAGATGATGCCTTAAACAACACATTAGGGTCACTAGCGGGTGGCCCTGCGTTGTCAAATGTTTCAGCAAGAATCATATTTGTTGGAATTACAGGATATTTAGACACAAAGAATTGCCACCCAGATGGTGCAGCCATAGCGGGTGACACCTGAGAATCATCATAGAAGTCAATAAAATTCACAGTATGACGATCTCCCGTTCTAAGGCTGATTCTTTTTTGATACAGTGCATAAGAATCATCAGCGAGTGAAACTCCGTCCTG